CCAGACTGTGAGTATGTCTCCTGGTTCTGCCTTAAAGTTAGCGTTCATGGACCATTTGAGGTCCACGTACTCTTTGCCCTGAAATTCTGTCGTGTTTTTGAATTTCAAGCTCCCTGGGAGGAGTCCGCAGCGGAAGGAGTACGAACCGTTCTTATTTTTTCTTGTCTCGAGGACTATCACTTTCAGTTCTGCTGCGAGCTTAACCTTAGCGAGGGCGTCTGTGCCGCCCTTTAGATTGTAGGGAGCCTCAAGATCCTTCACTACAATGCCCTCGCTTAAGTAGACTTTGGAGTACTTGTTCCAGGCTTTTTTAAGGTCCTCCATGGATTTCACAGGCACCTGCTCTGTGATATCAAATATCTTAGCTCCACCTACCTTGAGGTCCTTGAAATACTTACTATAGAGCTCTTCCAATGCTTTCCTCCGCTCTCTGAACGGTTTTTCGTGAATGTCTCCACCAGCATCCTCTATATACAGAGCATCAAAAAGTGTGATGATTGGGTGCGCTCCAGGAGGAATTTCTGGCTTCTTTGCAGTTAAAGTCATCAGCTTAGTTCTTGGCCAGCGTTTACCGCCCTCTACGATGCCGACATCGCAATCAAGGATAAAATCAGTGTCTATCTTTTTGAGGGCTTGCTCCAGGCCCTGGATTTTGTCTACTTTTTCACCTTCGCTATCCTCGAATCGTAAGCTTACCTTGCCCCCTCTTTTTTGCAGTATTGCTCTGAATCCGTTTAGTTTGACCTCGGCGACACTATTAGGGTGCTTTTTCAGCCATGCTTCTAGCTCTTCTGGCTTGAATGCTTCTGTGCCGGCGTTGTACAGCTTCATCGCTGGTTTCTGGGGTGTGAAGTCGTAAGTCACCGGCTGCAAGGCTTTGCTTAAGGGTTTTTTGAGTATGCCTCGCGCATATTTAAGCTTGCCCTTCGTTGTCTCCTCTAATTCTACTATTTCGAATTTTGGCCTGTTTTCTCTGAGCTCATCGTTAGCCCAGAAGTAAAATGACTCTTTCACCCAAAATGATTTATGGTCTGGGTGTGCGAAGGCTCCAGGCCCTTCAGCGCTTGGGACTTCAAAAATGAACAGTCCTCCGGGCTTTAGGACCCGGTGGATTTCACTCATGATCTTCTCTTTGTCGCTAAGGTGTTCTAGGACGTGGAATGCGAGCACTTTGTCCACAGAATTGTCATCGAAGGGTATGCCGTCCTCTAAGTCGTGCAATATGTCAGGTTTGCATTCTTTGTTCTTATCTATGCAAATGGCGCCCTTGTGCTTGTTCTTGCCACAGCCCAGCTCTATGACTACCTGCTGCTCTTTACCTTTCAGCCTTGATATGATACTCTTGATCTTGTTTGTGAGCTTCTTTTTGAGCTCTTCGATCCTACTCGTGGATTTTTTTCGCAAAACAAGGTCGTAGAGTGGGATGTAGTCATCATGTGGTCCCTGTGGGTTGTTTATAATGTGAATGGTGGCCTCTTTCCTTGGGGTTATTGCTTTGCGGAGTGGTAAATAGATATTTTCGTATTGGATGTGATATTTGCCGTCTTTGAGGTCAGAGCGCACAAGAATATCAACGTCATTGTAATCGTCCCTCTTCACGCTGGAACCAACCACAGAGACGAAATCAGGCGTGACCACTATCTCATCTAGCAGCTTATCAAAGTTTAAGGGCGTTTTCGCCTTCTCTCTAAGCTCCTTATCGAGCTCGTCATGTTCATTATGTTCCATGCCCCTCCGTTGCATCTCCGCAACTATCAAGTGATGAGCGTTGACCAAATCCTCCAGATTGATCTCTTCGCCACCCTCCTCCTTGATTTGAGGATATAACTGGTGGCAGCGGCGGTGCAGATTCAAAAGCTCTTTATCGTCGACTTCTTTCAGCCGATCTGGGGTGATTTCTTTGATTTTCATGATCAGACGCCCTCCTATCCTATCTTCGTGGCAGCTGGAGCCAGCTGGTGTCTTTTGGGGCTACGGGGACTATCGTACATCTACAGTTGGGATGCATTGGGATTAGAGTCTTTAGTATTGGATCGGAGGCGTTGAAGATCCTCCCTTCGTATTTTAGGCATCGTCCGCAGACTTTGGAGTCACCTGCGGTCACGTACATGACCTGTGAGACTCCGGCGGCTTGGAAAGCCTCTAATTTGGCTGTTTGGGTTGCTGCTGCGAGCTCTGTCCTTGCAATCCGCTCAAACTGGTATGATACTTTTGTCCATTCTTCTCCGCCGGGTTTTAGCCTGGACAAGATCCTTTGGGCGATGTCTTGGGCTGCGACTTCTCGCGTTTTGAGTTCGGCGATTGTGTCCCCGAGATTTTTAGCCATTCGTCGGGGGAAGGCTTGTAAGGCCGGCCTGGCATATTCTTGGAAGCGTGCGTTGATCTTTCGCGGATCAACGTCTGGGATTTGGTAGGCTGATGGTCTAAGGTTCAATGATCGCAGTAATGATTCGAGGGAGGATGTGTAGGTTTTTTCCAGCGTGCCGGCCATTCGAGTTCTGAGGGTTTGGTCCATGCGGGTCATTCTGCGGTCGTATAGGCTTGCAATCGCAAGAATCAAGAATATGTCTTCTCTATCGAGATCAAGAAGCTCCAGCTCTCCTATGAGGCTTTCATGTTCTTCTGTTTCTTCTGTTTCTTGTTTTTCTGTCTTGATCTGGTTTCGGGCCCATCGGTTAACAAGTTCTTCGATGGCGGGGTAGATTTCTGCAGCCATCTCTTCGACAGCAGCCAGGATCTCTTTGGTTCCTTGTATGACGAGTTGCCTGGTCCTGCGGTAATCGGTGGATGGTCTGATGAGCGGTTTGGCCTTGCTGCGCATTGCGATGATCTTCAATTCGCGGATGGCGTCGTTTATGTCATCTATCAACTCTATCATGGATTCTCCTCAAGCCTCTTCTCGATCCGAGATTTCAAGGTTTCAAGGGTTTCGATTATCTTGTTGACGGCTTCTTCTTCTCTTGGAGCCTCTACTGGCTGGCCTCTGATGTAATGGCAGTCCATGAGCGGGTGATCTGATGGTTTGATGTTGTATCGGCCGCTGAAACGCTTGATAAGCTCGTTGGGCGTCATAGCCCCAGCATCGAACAATTTCAGACAGTTTTGCAGATCCTGATCATCCTCATCAACGTCAACGTTTCTGAACCTGAACTCCCAGTCGGCTGTGTTGAAGCCTCTGGGGTCCCGGATTATGTAGCGGTTGATTGCCTCCTCCCAAAGGCGTTGTCTGTGCTGTATGATGCCTTGTTTGTAGTTGATCCTTGTCACCCGGGCTGTGTTGCCTCCGAGGGCGCCTACTTGCATGACTCCAATCCTGTAGGGGTCGACTCCATGCGCTGTGATGATTTCGTCGCGGTTATCCATCCCGTATAGGCGGAAGCTGGCCTCCTTCGTCTCCACTGATAATTTCTCAAATTCTACTTTGATATTGGAGTCTTTCTCGCCCGGAATGGCGAGTATCAGGGGAGTGTGGGGATTTCTGACGATTTCTTTGAAATGGCGTTCTATAGCTTCTTGCAGGACAGTAGAACCCGTTGGTTGCCCGTTCTCGTCCAGGATCGCCTCATCTTCAAAATCTCCAGTAATGAAGACCGCATAGGACGGCACACCATAGTTTTTGAAAAATGAGATATTATAATCTTTGCGGGCCTCTTCGGCCGCTATACTGTGAATAGCAGGCACATAATCAGGCACACCGTAATAGGAGCTGCGAGTGGAGTAATTATGAATCATGATGAGTTCGTTGGCGGCCACGTCGCCGGACAAGCTCCCAAGGGGATACTCTTCACCAGTGTCCATATGCACGTCTTTTTCATAGCCAAAACGCTTGAACCAACGGTACTTAATACCATCCCAGCTTTGTGCGTACTTGTTCTCGCTTTTGTGGATCCGTATGGTTGCGGCCGGCACATGCTCCAACGATTTGATCTTACCGTTGTGGATGCCACCATATCTGACAATTTCAAGGCAAGCCCAGCCCACTTCTTCGAAATCTTGCGCAGCCTTCAAGAGTGTGGTCTCGAATGAAGGATATAAGCTCTTAAAGAACTTCTCGATCTCTTTGCGCTGCTCTTCGTCGGCCTCGTCGGAAACGGCGACCAGTTCCCAGCCTTGGCCCACGGTATCGACTGCTTTCGTTGCGCAGCAGCGGGCATGGAATGTGTTCTTTTCTGAGAGGGATGCGAGGCCGAAGGGATTGTATGGGGGCTCTACGAGGCCTTTCCTCGCGTATTTGCCTCTGAAGGTGTCGGATTTCAGTTGCTTGGATTCTCCGGCAATTTCATACTGTTTTAAAACTGATTGGGGTACGAATCTGCCGCCTTCGACCAAAACACCGAATGGTATCCTCTTCATGGTCATATTAAGACTATCCCGCCGCCTCTTCTCCGAATGCCAGTGTCTATGACCTCATATACAAAACCGGTACTGTTTTTGGCTTCGCATCGCACAGCAACGGGCACAACTTTGCCCGTATCGTTTTTCCATTTGAGTCTGAACTTCTTCCACTCATTCACGGATTCTCCGGGGAGTATGGCTTCGGCAAGCTTA